CATGAGTTTTGATCTTTTCGGCATAGCCTTTTAAAATGTTTTCAAACTCTAAAGCAGTCTCTAAGTCACTTACTTCAATATCTGCTACAATAATTGCTCTTAATTTAGACATCAATAACTCCTGTAATTGTTAATACAATAACTAATAAACTAATTACAGGAAATGCGCAAGAAAAAACCCCCACGAAAGGTTCTAAACGTGGGGGAAGTTATGAGGAGGACACTTGGGGGAGAAAAACCGTCAAGTTAACCCAAGTGCCCTACGAGCAGTATAATCTAACACAGGCGTATTAGATTTCCTTAGTTTCTCCCCAACTAGGACCAATGTCAATATCACATTTGTTTGGAATAATAAGAGGCAAAGAATTTGTCATTATCTCCCTTATCTCCTGGGCCCTATTCAAATCAGGTACACTAAAGGCAAGTTCGTCGTGTACTTGTATCAATGGCAAGTGTCCGGCTTCATAGCAACTTAGCCAGGCAGCTTTTGTCATATCTGCTGCGGACGCCTGGATTAATCTATTGAGTGCTTTGTAAGTCATGGCGCGTTTAAGGTTTGTAGTTGCACCATAAGCGTGACGTGCTTCGTCCAGGGGCATAGCTTTGTTGGTTCCGAAGGCCGCTGGTTCCCAAAGGTTAAATCTGCACTTGCGTCCACGTAAAGACCTTATGGAACCGCTGGAGCGCGTGTCTTCAAGTCTACGCATCACACCGGTGTTCAATTGTTTTAGGAACGGAAGGGTTTCGTTGAATTGTTTTAGGATTTCTTTTGCTTCATCAACTCCTACGTCAAGCTCCGGAAAGCTTATTGACGCCCATACCATAAATAATGCCAAGGCCCACGGACTTTGCGGCTTTACGCCCTAACCCTGTCATTTCGGCAACCATTGTATGAAAGTCGGTATCCGGGTTGTTTGTGTAAGCGTCCACCATTTCTTTAACGCCGTTTAATTTTGTGTTGGTGCTCTCTCCATAAATATGAGCATAATGCACCGCGATCCGTGGTTCTTGCTGTGAAAAATCAATAGACGCCCACTGCTCTCCTTCTTCTGGTAGGAACAAGCTACGAATCATAGGCCCCAGTTCTGGATCACGGGCCGGTATTTGCTGAAGGTTTGGGTTGTTCATAGAAACGCGTCCACTAACTGTGCCGCCGTCATCTGATCTTATTTGATTAATATGACCATGTATGCGGCCATCTTTACCTACGAACCTTAAAATACCGTCAATAAATGTTCCGTTTATTTTATTGTAGGACCGAGCTTGAACAATTGCTTGCGGCAATTCATGTGGGTGGTCTGTAAGAAAACTCTTTGTAAAACTAGGGGCACCCTTATCTGTACGCGGGTAAGTTAATCCAATTTTATCAAAAGACGCTGCAATTGACGTAGCCGCCCATATTTCAACATCTTTACCAACGAGTTTTTTAATTTGTTGAAGAAGTTCTTTTTCTTTCTTAATTACAAGCTGTTTGCTTTTTTCTGCCCGGTCTAAATCGACACGTACACCTCGTAAGGTCATGTCCACCAAACAGGGTAATAAACGTGTTTCTAAGTCCCATATTTGTTCCAACCCTTCTTTTTTTAATAAGGGTTTAAAAAAGTTCCAAAGCTCCAGGGTCAGAAGGGCGTCACCTTCTGCGTACTGTCCAACAAACATTGCTGGCAGCTTCCACATCTCTGCTTTTGGGTCTATGCCAAATTCTTTTGCAGCTTCGACTAAACCTTTTTCAGACTTTGTTTTGCCCAGGTAATCATACCCCAAGGAATTTAAACTGTAACTGAACCTATTTTCATCAATAAGGTTTGCTGTAACCATCGTATCAATAATTTTACCGTTTACTTCAAACCCTGACGCACGTAACCAGCCTAGGTCATATTGAGCATTGTGCATAATCTTATCCGATGGAGCGGATAGTTGCTTTTGTAACCAACGCTCAACTATGCGTTTGTCCAGATTGCCCCCACCGTGATGCCCCACCGGAATATACCCGGCCCAGGAGTCCGCTGCCAAAGCGTAGCCAATGATTTCACCATCCAACGTCGGCCAGCCTGGACCCTTTTGTTTTATATATGGATCTCTGGTTTCAATATCCACGCAAAGCTCCTTAACTTGGGTAAGGTCAGGCAAGTCACTTGGCGGAACCCAATCCGTTTTAGGTGTAAACAGTGGGAATTGCATTTTATATGTTTTCACTTTTTTTACCTAATGTTTGTTTAATCTTTTCTTCAACGCTTAATTTTTCGTATTCTACAAAATCAAAACCTAAAGCAGTGTACCCGGCTTTATCTATCCAAGAATCTTCGTGGTCTATGGTCCGCAATACTCTGCATGTCTTCAACCAATCCATCATCAAAGTGCTGTGGGCCGGTGTTATGTAACCGTGTGTTTCTAACGCTCGTTTCATAATAACATTCCAACCAATTGTTATATCGTCAAAGTTATCATACGCGTTCCCATACTCTTTATTCCGGGGCCCTGTAATATACTCATTTGCCTTTTTGAATATCCATTTCATTAGTTTTTCTTTCTTCTGGTTTTGGTAAATATACATAAACGACGCTTTTACATGTGGGACAGGAAAGATTTGTAACGATCAAATATTCGTCATCGTCCTCGCAATCGTGATCTCCACCCCAAGTTAAATTTTCCTGACAATGCCAACAATTCATATTTGATAACTCCTAAATGCGTCTTCTGGTTCTACAATAAACAATTGATCCTTGGTCCGGGTAACGCCTACATAGAAAACCCGGTGCATATCATCGCCCATTTGATTAAGTGCTGCGGTAGTAAGATCCGTATACAAAACTACGTTGTCTGCTTCCCCGCCCTTTGCTCCATGTATGGTTGATAAGGATATACGTGGCGTAGCATTAAATTTTTCGCCACGTCGTAAGACTGCGGTAATGTACACTACGTCTAGCTTGGGCATTTTATCCATTGCATCAAACCAGGCCATTGTATCATCGGCGTTAAGTCCGTAATGAAGTTGCAAGGTAGCAAGATCAAACATCTTTTCTTCATCTAATTCTTTAAACTGCTTAAACCCTCTAGCAATACGTTTACCGTTTCCTGACATGTAGTCATATATCGCCTGGGCAACAGTTTTATCTACTTCTTTACCTTTGCGAAGTTGCTCCCAACCGTTTATGGCTCGACTTATTTTTTCTGATATGGACCTATGGCCATTGCGTTCAAATAAGTATCCACCACTTTTAAGGGACTCTGCCACAGGAGTAAGCATGTAGTTGGCTTGCGCTAAAATTAACCAAGTGCCTTGTGATAGATCTATTTCTTCCAGGCCATATATACGTTGAACGCCGCCTTTTTCTTTTCGTGGCAGATAGCTTTTAGGAAACCGGCTGTTAATCCTACTAGATATGTTTTCGGCTATTGAATGAACGGCCAGAGGCACCCGGAAGCTTTGCTCTAATACTTCGGCGGCACCATCTAATTCAATAAAGTGATCCACGTCTGCACCGGCCCATCGGTAGATTGCCTGGTCATCGTCTCCAGCGGCATACATACGATTAGATATTTGATCTATCTTATGTGCAATGTCCCATTGTAGGGGAGACAAGTCTTGGGCTTCATCTAAAAAACATAACTCAAAGTGCGGACAAAATTGCATGGCTTCTTTAGCAAACTTCTCAAGCATATCGGTAAAATCAATAACCTTACGTGTTTGCTTAAATTCTGTGTAAGCCCGGTCCACGTAATCAACCTCATGCCACTCATGCTCTATGTCACTGATGTCATACTCTTGTCTTAATCCTACTTTTTTTGATCTAGCTAGATTGATAAGACGTAATATTGGGTGATCCGAAGTTACTGTGCCAAGGTCTTCATCATCGGATACGCTTGCAATGCTTAACGANTATCCTATTTTTTGAGACAANTCATCAAAATCTTCTTTTTGCATTAAAGAGTTTTGTCTTCCAATCATACTAAACGCTAACGAGTGCAATGTTCTAAAGTAAGGCAAGTCTTCTTTTGGGTCTAAGTTAAACCGGGTGGCCGCTCTTTCTTTAGCTTCGTAAGCTGCTTTTCTTGTAAAAGCTAAGAAGGCAATGCTTGTTGAAGGTATGCCCTTTTCTAAAGCCTTATCTACTTTATTCAGCAACGTGGTTGTTTTACCGGTGCCCGGCGGTCCAAAAATCCTAAACATTAAAACACCGACTCATTGTTTTGACCGAAGTTAGGTGTGTCTATGTCAATATTTACACGGTCAAAGGATGGTATAACCCACACCCGGACGGTTTTGCCTTTTAATTTTACGCTTGTGCTCTCTGCATTTTTATCACGTAAGCGTTGCGCTATCTTATGGCTTTTGTACTCAAAGAATTTGTTCTTGCGTAAATGTGCTTCAAAGTCTCGCAATCTAAAGTAGGTCTTGCCATCTTCCTCATCGGTCCAAGGGCGGCGCAACAATATTTCGTCACGGACTTTTGCCTGCTGCATAGTAGTGCAGAACTCTTCCAAGAAGTCGTAAAACTGACCATCAATTGAGGCGTCTTCAGATACTTCCATAATCGCGCCTTCTGTTTCTTGCATGTCTGTTAACAATTGATTGATACGCGCTTCCCAGGATTCTTTTTTTGTGGTCCTTGGTAGGTGGTTAAGTTGGTCAACACAGGCACGTTGAAAAGCGGACTGGTTCATTAACGCTTCCGTGTCCATCTCCAGGGGCTCTCCGTTGACGTCGATAAACCATACTGGGGGCGTAGAGTTATATTTGCGTAAGTTGGCCACTGTGGCCCCGGCTACAGCCGCTCCTATGCCAAACTGACGTGTTCTGCATAGCTCCGCATTACAATAACTCATTATCGGGGCGTCTTTGCATTTATAAGCGTAATCTTTCTTTTGTAATTGCTTGGCGACAATGTTCACCTCATTTAAGGGCAACGGTGGATCAAGGTACTGCATATTGTATGTCAGTATCTCGTTTTCCCAACTGTCCGGGTAAGCTTTGCGTAAGTAGACGCCCAGGTTAAACAAGCCGTTGTTTCTACCGCCCTCAGATATTTTGTTTTTAGCCAAGACTTGTAAGCAAGGTGGGCCGTTTGGTAAAATATTCTCAGATTTGTTTTCTATTACCAAAGCTTGTATTTGCTCCGGAGTTTGTAAAAAACGCCCGTGGAGTGCGAAAAACTCCTCTAGGGTGGCGGCACTACCATCATCGTTGAAAGCGTAGCGTAGCCCCCCTTCAGAGTCGTAGTAGGGCATGTTGAGGAAGTTACCTACGTCCCCACTTTCCAGGTTTAGCTTAACTTGCTTGGGAAATATTTCACAACCGGCATATCCTAACGCAGATGCAATTTGAGTAAGCGTCTCTTGCATCTGCTTTGCGGTGATCCAATCGTCCACAAATAGAAAGCAGTGAGCCCCACCAGATTTCGAGCGACAAATTAAAAGGGGCAGCTTTAACTTGCGTATTTTCTCAATTAATTTTTTATGGTCAAGCGGATATTGGTCAACATCAATGCAGCCCCATTTACACTGATTGTTTTCATTTATTGGAATAATACCAACACTTTGACCGCTTCCGGAAAGATGCCCTTCCCAAAGTTCCGTGGTCCGTGGTTCTCTAACCACGCTTGCTTTACCTGTGTTTTTACCGTTTGCCTGTGTTCTATCTATCCGGTATGTACCATAGGCCAATTCCAGGCCATCAAAGATAGCAGCAAACTTTACTGCGTTTGACATGTTTATCCCTTAGACGAAAAGCCGCGCACGAGGCGCGGCCCAATTACTAAAACGGCACTTCTTCGTCTGCTGACATAACCGTTTGTTTCTCATCGTCTTGAGAATGTTTTACAACCACGTCCCCTTCTTGAATAGCTTTAGCAAATTCTCTAGCTTGAACGTAATGCGTTGTTTGATCCACTTGTTTTTCCAAGGATATCTCCCAACCATGCCAATCACCTTTGGCGTTGCTTTCACCAGTGGTTTTGAGGTGGTAGACATGACTAAACCGTGGCATTTGGTAAGGCATACCCTCTTTATTGGTAGCCATCCGACTTGCAATCATTGAGTTCCATTTTCTTGATTTTTTTAGCTGAGTAGATTTCATAGCTATCACAGCGGGTTCACCAAAACCTTCTTCATTTAAAACAAGAACAAAATGTTGACAGGTTTCCTCAATATAGTTTTGGCTGTTTTTAATGTAATCTTTATTATCTACCTGATTACGAACAACTTCTGGAGACACTGTTTTATCGGCCCATTCCTCCGGAGTATAGATATTTTCAGGGGCATTCGATCCTGTGCCACGTGGCGACCATTCAATATAACGCCGTTGATATACACAAGGTATTACTTTGATACCTTTTTGGGCGTCATAAGTTTCATTTGTTACACTGTTAATAATTGTACCATCTTTTGGCTCAACTTTTATAAAAGGTAATGCTAAATCTTCTTGTGTAAGATTTTCATTGCCTACACCGGCATCTGCTTCAAACATTGAAGCATCTATTTTTATGACGGCGTTTTCTTCTTTTTTCTGTAATTCTTTTGACATTATACTTTTCCTTTTTTCAATACGGCTCTTTGCCCAATAAAGGCACCAAACAAGTCCATTGGGAAATCTTCCCCATTTTCAACTCTTTCTTTCACCCAGGCACGTAATGTAGATGAATGAACACTTTCGTTTTGTTCTGGATGCAATCCAAGCTTTGCTGCACTTTCTTTAAAAGAAACCGCGTCTTGATCTTCGCCCCTCCCAAAACTGCAAGAGATAACATTTTTTATGATATCATCATGGCCATTATCTCTTAACCACTTATGAGCTTCTTCTACTTTTGGTTTTGGTATCGACGCGCCATACAAAGGCTTTACGTCTACTTTTGAACCATCGTCTAAAGTAAAAGAAGACATGCCAAGCTCCTGTAAGACCGCTGGCAATTCCTCATCGGTTAGTTTTAGTAGTTCGCGTTTTTTATCTTTGAGATATTGATCTACTTTTGCAATTTCATCTTCGGTGTTCCGAATCATAATTGCGATGCTTGCGATTGATTTAAGCCCGTCCCCGTCAACAGTTTCAAGCTTTTTTGAAGAGACATCCTCTTCGATCATGTCTAATATA